TTCACTTGCCCAATCATTGTAGCAAGTAAGAGTACAAAAGTTTTTATTACCATAACCCCAACGACTAACATTACGAGTTATATTTCTTTTGTTTCCTTTAGGTCCTCGTTTCCTGTCGGTCGTATCGTATCTATGGCAACTCGGACCTTGGCAAAGTTTACTCATATTTTCTCAACTCTTTTTCTATTTTTTGGTTAAGTTTAAATAGTTGAATATCAATTTCTCTTATTTTCATTTCTGAATATAAGAACAAACTAAATCCACCAACTATAAAAAAAATTCCAAAGTAAAGTAATATATTAAAAATGTTCATGTTATCCTTTCTGTTTATTATGTATGGGATTATATACTAATCCCATACATTAGTCAACTGTTAATTTACTTTTTGTTGCGCCTCGTATTCCTTTCTTATTGCAATCTTCTGTTCTCTTGTCATTGTAGTATTTTTCATACCTTTAATCATACTAGCAAGATTTTGAGGATTATAGATTGTCAATCCTGTTGAATTACATCTAACGAGTTCTGCCTCGTCAATGTTGATGTCAAGTTCTTTCATCAACTCAACACCCTCACTCAAATACCTGTATGCTTTCAATCCTGTTTTCATAGCTTGTTTTTGTTTTTCAATACTATCAATCCATTTTTGATGACAGGTGATGACATTTGCTTTTGCTTGTTTCAACATTTGGAAAACTTTAAATTCCTCTTTACTACAAGCAATAGTTCTTGACCTACAATGTTGAGTTCCAATAATGTCTAAATAATATTGACTATCAAATTCTCTTGTCATTCCGATTTGGTTATTATCTGCATAATTACTATAACCAGAATATCCTAGAGCTTTGTCATTTAAGTCCATATGTTTAGTCTTATGTGGGTTTTCATCTTTCCCATTTTGTTGTGCCAAGATATCAGGATTACACTCTTTTGCTTTTAGTTCTTCTCTTTTATAAGCATAAGCAAATTGCTTTCCTGTATGGTCGTTATAATTATCACTACCTATTCCACCATAAAGACCAAAGTCAAAATGTTCGCTGACATTTCTGTCGCTTTCATCTTCATCTTGTCCTAGTTCATCTTTTGCATAAGAGAAATAAAAACATTTATCTTTTGCAACAACATCTAAAGGTTGTCCATACTTTTGTTTCAATGTTCTACAAGTCAAAACATCTTGTTCTGGATATGCTCTCTCTACTACTTCTTTTGCAGTTTCAAAAGCCTTTGGATATACACTATCCACAACTTCTCTTGCTAGATTAAATGATTCTCTCTCTTGTGTGTTTTCTTTTTCTGCACTTTCAACATACCTATTTAAAATCTTATTTCTAAATTCGGTATTCATTCTTATTTTTTGCATAGTTTCCTTTCGTTGTTAATGTGTGGGATTATATGTTAATCCCACACACTTGTCAATATTAAAATGGCATTTCTTCTGAAAATCCATTTTCTTTTTTTACTTCATCTTTTAAGACTACTGGTTTTTCCTGTCCTAAAAGTAAATCAACCTCTTGAAGATAGTAGGTTTTTTCTTCTCTATCGTTTAATTGTTCGTAAGCAATTAACATTTTTGTTGCCTCATTTAAATTAAATGCTTTGTCTTTCATAATATCAAAATGTGGTTCTTTATCAAAATTGTAGACTGATTTTTCTATTATGAAGTATTGTTTTGGTGTTGACATATTTTCCTTTCTGTTGTTTATGTATGGGATTATATACTATTATAATCCCAATGTCAAGTGTTATTTTTAATATCTTACACTCCAAGATAATGATGCATTTCTAAAATTATCTGCCTCAATATCCCAATATGTAAAATGTGTTTTTCCTTTCTTATCCTCATATATTCTGCAACCCTCAACCCACTTACCAAGTCTTGTTATATGCTTTTGATGTTTTTCTGCATAGTAAGTTATCTTGAATTGTTTATCAGTTATCATTATATATCCTTTCTGTTTATTATATATGGGATTATACACTATTTTAATTTTAAAGTCAAGAACTATTTTAAAAAAGATACAACCTGTGGTTGTGCTGTATATACTACTAACCACCATCCCCAGCCACCGTCCAAGTATAACAGATAATCCCACAATGTCAAGAAGTTTATTTCTGTTTATTTAAAAATAGTTCTTGACTTCTGGGATTATATAGTATATATTGCCTGGAGCGATTGGGACTGATCCCTGATCCTTGGCTTATTAGCGTAAGTTGATGCATCCCAAGGATCTGGGATCAGGAATGATAAACAACCTAACATAAGGCATGCCATTGGCGGCCCTCTTTATAGGTGGAGTTTTGCCAGCGCAGCTGGGTTCCCTGATCAGGAAGCGCGCTGGTTATATGAAAAAAATTCAACCTGAGGTTGTAAGCTCCAAGCCTCAAGCATCAAGCCGAAGCGTCGAGCATCAAGCACTTGACAAAGACTATGGGATAATATAAGATTAATTTAGAAAGGATATAATATGGATAATGAACAATTAAAAAGAATAGCTGATGCTATGGAGGAGATCCTAAGACTTGTTAAAAAAGATCAGGAAGACAGCGCAGCGAGACAAAGACAGTGGGACGCGGAAAAGAAATAATGCTAGTTAAAGAAGCAGCAACAATCACCGGTTCGTTAACGCGAACCTCCAAAATGCCGGGGCTAAGTTACAGCCTGCCGGCATGGGAATGCAAGACCGGATCTAAACTTAGAAAAATTAAGGGCTCAGTGTGCGCCAGCTGTTACGCTCTGAAGGGTAACTACACAAGATACAAAGCAATTAAAGCCGCTCAATACGTGAGACTGGCCAGCCTGAAGAATGAGCTCTGGACAGCTGCATTAGTGGTCCAAATTAAAAGACAGAAATATTTCAGATGGCATGACGCCGGCGACGTCCAAGATCTAGATCACTTAAACAAAATTTTTGAAGTGTGCAGGTTAACACCTGACACTAAGCACTGGATGCCGACGCGGGAAGCGTGGGTGAAGGACCATCTCGACAGCAAGCCTGACAATCTAGTAATTAGATTTAGCCCGCCAATGATTGGACAAGAAAACACAACCTGGCCCAACTCTTCAATGGTAGTACTGAAGGACGCCACCTGCCCAGCGCAAGCCAAGGCGGGAAATGTGGTGATTGTAGACAATGTTGGGATCCTGCTGTAAAGGTGGTATCATACGGTAAACATTAATGTTAGTATTTAAACACCCAAAATTTTATGCAGAGCTGCGCAAGAAGCGCAAGCAATATTTAAAAGAATTAGAAGCTTCACACGTGAAGGAGGCCATTAGCCCAAAGCAGTCGACGGACCGTGGCGGGCGTGCGCCAAAGCATCAAGCCACTGAAGCGTCAAGCGTCGAGCCTGAGCGACAAGCCCCAAGCCTCAAGCCTAAGCGTCAAGCGTCTAGCAAAGCTTCAAGCATCAAGCCAACGGAGCGTTAAGCATCAAGCGTTGAATGTGGTCCCAGTCATTGAGCGCCAAGCATGGCGTCTCGCGGATATCGATTAGGAGACCGAGGATCGATGTACTCCCATAAAGTTTTATGGATCGTGGAGAGCCCTTAGGGGCTTGTTCAACCAAGATGAAATTCCGTTTTGTATGGGTGGTGTGAAATAGAATTTGGTGTGGACTAAACTTAACTTTTTTAGTTGTTGTAACTTTAAGCTCAACAGTAAAAAATCCGCATGAATCATTATAACCAAGTAGATCTGGTATGCCTGGAACAGCCCAGGATTCTATCCTAGACCACCTAATTTCCGGGGTGTTTTTCTTTAAAAGTTTCCAAAGTTTTGTCTCGGGATTCATCGTACTGAGCCTTATGTATTTGTTTCAAAATGGTAGTCCAAGGATTGAAATCATAGTCCTTAACACAGCCAGATAATAGTATTAATATTATGATATATCTCACATTTGACTTGTACGCTAGCTTACGTTATAAGTCAATACATGGGAGTTCCAAGACAATTAACTGAAAGACAGATGAAATTTGCAGAGTTGCTTATTTACAATGAGGGACGTATGTCTCCAGCTGAATGTGCATTACAAGCAGGTTATAAGACTAGACCTAGACAAGCAGCTAGTGAGTTAAGGAACCCAAAGATATCTCCATTAGTAGTTAAATACATTGGTGAGCTTA